GCGCCGTCTCAGGCTGCGCGGGGGGCGTGTCTGTCGCCTGCGGCTCGCCCGCAGGTGCTGTGTCGTGCGTGGTGTCGGTCATCGCGACCTCTCGTGATAGGTGACCGGCGTCGCGCCGGTCAACGGATGTAGCCGTGCAGGCGCAGCAGCCGCAGAGCCTCGTCGCGGTTGCCGTTTGCCTGTCGGTAGATCTCCTCGGGCATGAGCCGCACTGGACGGCCGATGCCGCGGCGGGTGGTGGCCTCGCGGGTCAGCCGCAGCCCACCGGCGGTGTACATGCCGCGCCGAGCGTTGACCACCCGGGCAATGTCGGCGCCGTCGCGAATCGCCTGCGCCCCGGCCTTGCCGAACACCCGGTCCTGCTCGGCCTCGTCCATCGACTCGAAGATGGCCCGCGGGCTGGTGGTGATGTCGCCGGCTACAGACTCACGCGACGGTATGTGCACGCAGTCGCAGCGGTAATCGAGGGTGGCGCTGGAAGCCAGCAGACCACCTGTACCACCTCCCCGCGAGGATGATGCACCGCGCGCAGGACGCGCCGACCACCATCCGCACATAGCCGGTCGCCTCACGCCGCGCAGTCAACGCCACCTGGTCAGCGACCCGACCGGCGTCCGCCACCTGGGTGCGCACAATCATGTCCAGCGCCGCCTGGCCGGCCGCCATCGCCCGCGGCACAGTCGCACCCTCGGCCAGCGCCGCCTTAGCGGCGATCGCCGGCTGATACAGCAACGTGTCGAGCGCGCGGCCGTCGGAGGCGACCCCCACCAAGGCCGACGGGACCAGCGCGCCCTCGGCGGCCGGGTCGATGCCCTGCGCGGCAAGGACCGCGGCCAGGTAGTCGTCGGCGGTCTGCGCGGCGGCCAGCTGCGCGCCCATCACCGCTGCCAGCAGCCGGGGCTGCAGCGTCAGCCACGAGCCGGCGATGTCACCCCGGTCGACCTGCCGCCACGTCTGCCGAGCCGNGCGGGCGACCTCCTCGACCAGNCGGCGCCGCCGCCGGTAGTGGTCGAGCGCGACCTGCCTAGCCGGCATTGGCCGTCACCGNCTCAGCCCGGCCGCCCCCCATCCGGTCCACGATCTGCCGCACCGGGTCACGCTCGGCCTCGGCCAGATCCTCGGCCTCCATGCGGCGGATCTGGCCCGGCGTGTAGCCCATGTCCTCGCGCGCCTGCCGCTTCGTGATCGCGCCCCCGGCCAGCAGCTTGATCGCAGCGTCGGCNGCCTGGGAGCGAGTCGGAGTCGCCGGGTCCCGCCAGATCACCTCGATGCGTCGAGCCCGGGGGTCCCAGTCGCCNTCCTGCANCCGGCGGACGAGGCGCGCCCACCGTCGCCAGCCGGAGCCGAACAGGACCTGCTTGCGCTCNGCCCGCTTGATCAGTCGCGCCTCGGCGGCCCTGCGCGCCTCGGCCGACGCCGGATTCTCGGAGGTGAGGCCCACCATGTCCGGCGGCAGCCCGATCAGCGGCACGATCCGCCGCGCCAACGCCTCCAACGTCGCGTGAAAGTTCGCCAACGACGAAGCGCTGAACTCATGCGGCCGGATCTTGTTGCCGTCGTCGGTCGGCAACGTCAGCAGCCGGCCCATGATGACCTGCAGCGCCGACAAGCGGTTGCCCTGCTCGTCCTGCAGATCCTCCGGCCCGATGCCGAAGATCGCGCGCAGCGGGATCGCGTGGAACTCGGCCGCCACCATCATATCGGTGGCGATCTTGTTCGCCGCGTGCGACAGCGACAGCAGCGCCGGCGTCAGCTCCGACTTGCCGTAGCGATCAGCCAGCCGACCGCGGTTGACGAGTGACACAACCGGCACCTCACCGAGCCCATGCTCGTCGCGGCCGGTCTCCTCCCAGCCTTGGCGGCCTTGCTGGTACCAGACGGTGCGCTCCGGCAGGTACAGCGTCGCGTACCGTTGCGTCTCACGTACCAGCGAATCCCCGCCCTCTGACCAGCGCCGCAACGCCGCCCGCTCCCGGCGAGTCCGCGGATCGATGTAGGCGTACATCTCCAGCGGCGACTCGACAGTGGTCAGCGGCGTATCCGGGTCGTCCTCGTTGGTGCCGACACACACGTAGGCCCGCCGCATGACCAGCGCGTCAATATGCCCCATCTGGGACTCTTCGGCCAGGTCGTTGTCCGCCCACACCCGCTGCAGATTCCGGTCGCCGGCGTAGCTCGCCAGCTCCTCCGGGCTCGCCTCAGGATCGTCGTCGTCCTCCGGGTAGCGGAAGCCGATCACATCCAGGCGTTCCTCGAGGGGGTCGACCGCGAGCATCGGCCACCCCAGCGACACCGCCCGGATACGCTCGTCCACCTCCCGCTGGATCTCCGGGTGCAGGTAGTGCAGCGGGGCCGTGCCCTCATACAGGTCGCTCAGCTCTTTCAGCGCGGGCAGCTCGGCGTCGTGACGGCGAGACAGCCACTCGACCCAGCCGAGGTCCGTGTCAGGCAACGGCATGGGTCTCACCTCACCTCATCACGATCAGCTTTCGGGGCGCCCTCGGTTTCGGCCACAGCCCCGCCGCAGTCACATCACAGGCCGCCTCATGCGCGAGGATCGACACAATCGCCATATCGATCTTCCGGCCGTCCGTTGGTTTCACCAGCCTGTACCGGCCACCCGGGCGAGCCTCCTTGTGCACCGCCTCGATGTGCTCGGCCGTCAGCGGGCACCCGTCGTGAGTGAACGTCGAGCCCGCCTTAGTCACGTCGACCAGCAGCCGCTCCGCTGCGGCGTGCATCTGTACCGGTCGGTGCGTGTACCAGCGGATCACCCGGTCGTCGCCGTACTCGGCAGCCCACTCGTCAATCTCGGTCGACCAGTACGGCGGGTCAGCGTACAACCGCACCACCCGGTACCGGGACATCAGCTCAGAGAGCGCGTCCCGCACCTCTTGGCGCGGCACCTGGCCGCCCCACTCGGCCGGATCCCACACCGTCGGCAGCCGGAGCGGCCCATAGGTCGGCGTGAACTGGTAGCCGTCCTCGGTTTCGGCGCGGAACCCAGTCCAGTCGTCGATGTCGGAGCCGTCGAACCCGAGCACGATCGGCGTGCCGTCGGGAACCTCACGCGGGCGCCTGCGGGCGCGCCAGCGCTCCACGTCAATCCAGACGCCAGAGCCAGCCGCCATGCGGTTGCCGAAAAAACGCTCGGCCTGGGCGATCTCGCCACGCTCAATCAGCTCTGCCGCCTCAGCCTCGATCGAGTCGAGGTTGACGTGCAGCGACCCGGCATACACGTAGGCGTGGATCTTGCGCCGGTCGGCCTTGCGCTCGTACCGCAGGCGCCTGGGTGGCTCCCGGTAGAACTTGAAGATGTCCTTCGCCCGCGACTGATACGTCATCTGGGCCACGGACATCTGAGTCGGGTCGAAGGCGTTGGTGGTCTCTTGTGACCGACCCTGCATACCCGCCAAGCCGCGGCGCTGCGTGTCGGCGACCTGGATCATCTTGTTCTGCTTGGTCCAGATCCCCGTCTCGTCCTGCGCGACGTAGGTGACCGGGTTTCCCAGCCGGGACTGCGCCGACGAGGTGACCACATCGATACGGCCGTCGTTGGGCAGCCGGACGAACTCCTCGCCAACCCGCATCAGATCGCCGAGCGGACCAAGCCGGATCATCGCCTGCAGCGGGCGATAGATGTTGTCCGTCTGATCCTCCGACGTGGCCGTGATCTGGATGAGCGCCGTCGGCCACGGCATCCCCATCGGCTCGCCGGGCTCGTACTCGTACTCCCACCCGCACCCGCAGCCGTGATCCGAGCAGGCGTACCCGTCGCCCTTGCCGGCCCAGCCGGCAAACAGCGCCGGCCCAACCGCCTCGAGGGCCACGCCGGCTGCCGACCACGGCCCCTTGCCTGTCTTCTGCGGCGCGATGACTTGGCTGCGGCGGTAGTAGAAGGCGGTGCCGCGCAGCGGGTTCTCGGGTATCCACTCGGCGTCCTCGCGCACCCGGTAGTGGTTGAGGGTGCACCACGCCTGCCAGTCGTACATGCGGAACGGCTGGCCGCGGCGGAACCCGTCCGGCACCACGCAGTGCGCCTCGATCCAGTCGACCGCGACGAACAGGGTGGGGAAGTCGACGACGTACTGCCCGACCGGCTCCGGCTCAACCTTCCGCCGCGCCATCGATGACCCGGAACCTGTCACGTGCCGACACGCGAGCCATGGTCGCCNTCGGCGCCATCTCGTCGCGGGCAGCAGCCGTCTGGCCCGAAGAGATCCGCCACCGGTTCGCCCGCATTCCCGGCACCGTCAGTCCCAGCGCGTCCGCCTGCTGGCGCAGCAAGGTGCCCAGATTCACCGGCGAGCCCGGTCGCTCAACGATCGTCAAGTTGCGCACGTACAGCGCGACCTCAATCTGCTGGCCGTTGCGCTCCCACATGACCGCCTGCGGCTTGGACCACATCAGCGCCCACAGC